AAAGGTTTGACGACTCCGCTGCTGGGCGTATCATCTACGCCGGCAGCGACGTCTTCAACGCAGTAACCGGGCCCGCACAGATGGTGGCCATGGAAAGGCTTGTAGCGACGCTCGACCACGTCAATGTGGACGGGACCCCAAACACCGTTGGGGGCATCCAAGTCAAATTGTGTTACAAATGTCACGACAAGGAGACCGCTGCCTTCATCATCGACGATCGGTTCAAGCAGATCGTCGAGGGTGACTTCTCACGCAACGACCGCGAACAGCGCCGGCGTGTGGCCCTCATCACTGATGAGTGGTTCGAGAAGTTGGGGTTCCCTACGTGGTACCGTCAGCTCATGCTTGACCTGGACACCTACACGCTCACTAACTACGATTTTGGGCTGCAGGTACGGCTTATGTACCAACTTGCTACTGGCACAACAAACACCACATTCCGCAACTCCGTCTACAACGCCACCATGTTTGGTGTCGTTGCTCGCCGTCAGAAGGTGAGGGGCAAGGCTTTGATTTTGGGCGACGACATTCTCGCCGCTTTGAACAAGAGGCTCTGTCTTAAGAAGTGGGTGGCAACTGTAGCGGAATTCAAGATGGTGTTGAAGGCCAAGGCGCCTGAGTTGGACGGGCATGCTACTATCCTGTCAAGGCGAATATTTGCGGAGGTGGAGGTGCCATTCATGGTGCCGCTCCTCGGAAAGATGCTCGTTCGTTTCAACGCACGTGCGAACCAGAACCCGTCCATCAGTGATTCGACCGCGATGGCGGCCAAAGCGTTATCTTACGCTTTTGGTTGCCAAAACGTTCATTTGCTGAGGGACATTTTCCTCCGTCGTTTCGAGATGGAGGATGGTAACGCAGACGTGAGTGTTGCTGACCTCGGTTGGCAGACCCGATCAATGGGTCACGAATTGGCGGACATAAAACGCATTGTCATGAACGCACCGAACCTCGTGGACGATGACTCGTTCAGTTTCTGGTGTACCAAAGTCTACGACCTCGACTACCTCGATGTGGTTGAGTTGTTTGAGATGACGGTCCTAGACACGACGCGCACTATCCTCGAGGATCCGCGGATTGACAATATGAGACGCGACTTCGATTAGTCCGGAGGCAACCAACACACTGTGTTGGGGTCGCCTCGGCTATGATCCCGGAGTTCAATCTCAACGTCCGCCACACCAAAACGG